CATTGTCTATCACCGTGCGCCTCCGCAGAGTCGCAGCTAGCCTTCTAGGTCATCTCGTGGTGTATTCAACCCCGAGGTTAGCTTGTTCATCGTTATTGTATTGCGTACATTGTGTCCGATGGAGATCCACGTGTTGTCTGCGTGGCTCCTCGCCATGACTTTGGCCGCAGTGCTGCTTCGCCGTTCACTACCGCGCCTTGTGAGAGGTTGCAGTGCTCGTGCAAGCCGCTCCCTTCCCACTACCATGCCCTCCTGCATGCCTTCACACCGAACCGTCGAGGATTATGACCGTCTCGTGAAAGGCACTGTTGGATGGCCACCGGGTAAATGGTGGGATTCCCCTGATGCCGACAGCATCGCTCATGACATTTGTGTCCGCACTTTGGCCTGTGATGGCCCCGTTGATCGTATTATCATCGGTTGTGTTCCGGTCACGACTCTGCCTGCCGTGAAACTTGCAGGTTACCGTCTTGCTGTCGTCGGCGTCACCCCTTCGCTCCTCACCACTCGCCTCATGTCGCGGAAGCCGGCCTCTACCGACCAACCTGGTCCCGAGGCGGTCACTACGATGATGGCCAGTCAGGAGTTGGCGATTCAAATCGCCGAAGTGACTTTCTCGTCCTTCGAACAAATCCACCAACTCGCCCCCGGACGGTGGTTCGTCTGGGCTGCGAGCGGCGCCGGGAAGTCGCATTACGTGCGCGCCCTCCACCCCCGTCGGTGCACTACCGTTCGTGCAATCACCGCCGAGGTCTCCGCCGTTTTTCATATCATTGTGGACAATTATCTTGCGTCGTTCATCCATCCCATGGACTCTAATGGTGTGTTTCGCAAGTTCCACACGTGGTACATCGCAGTGCGCCAAGCAATCGGTCTGCGCTACGACTTGCTGGACAATCCTTTGTCCGCTCGTTCATACCGATTTGCTCCGTCCTACCCCCCGGCCGCTATCCTCGGCCAGGCAGACCACCCTGTTCGCCAGTGGGTTCGCTCCCCGCGGTTTTCGCTTTTGCGGACCGCCTGGGTGTCGATCAAGCTGACGCCCTTTGTGGTGCTCGCGTGCTGGGCATATGGGATTCGAGGGTTGTTTACTCTCATCCCGTTTGCTTGGCTCTCGTTCACACGACGGCCCCTCCGCACTCCCTTCCCCGTTGCCGAGCATGTTGTCCTTCGCCAGGACTTTCGGCAGCTACGCGTTCTTCCCCCCAAGAGCGTAGCGTCCTTGCATTCCCATCCGGGACCCGCGTCTGAACGTAACGCGGCTGATGATACCATCAATTCATTCATCACCATGCACGGATACGACGTTTACTCAGTTCAACAATCTCAGCGCGACGTCGAGCGACAATTCTCGGGTTCACATACCCATTATTGGCCGGTCGATCGCGTTGTCCCACAACATAGTGATGACATTGTGCCCACGCACGTGATCAAGTTGTTGAACGTTGATTATTACATCAACTGGATTGAGTATCTCTGGATGGCACAACCGTTCATGCTCTTCACGTTTACGCCACAAGATCCGTCTGGGGAATCCGACGGTATCCAGTGGACCACAAATGCCGACAATACGATCTCCATGCGAATCACTGGGGGTGCGACGTATCGGCATCAGTTGTGGGACTACGACGTTGATATTGCTGAGGCCCGCTACCGCGGGTTTGCTGTCACCTACACCGTTGATCGCGTCGCCGTATCGGAACATTGGAGTATTGTTCTGCTCACCCCACGCTCCGTTGACCCGTACTCGGGTCCTGTCGGTTGTACGTTACAGCGTGCCACACTTGCCCGCGACGCTCTGTGTCTTGACGGTACCATCCGTCCGTGCGCCGCGATTCGTTGTTCTGGCCCCGACCCATTCCTCTCAGTGTGTATTCCTGGGACGTATGCGTCCGTTCGGGTGCCGTCCACCACCGAAGTCATCTTACGTGGCCGTTGTGCCCTCGGACCATCCGCTTATGCCGACTTGACCTCTGTTCTCGGCAAAGAGTACCCGGATGGTTTGACCCTCGCCCACGCAGCAATCTTTGCCGCCTTCCCTGTTGATAAGGTTGGCGCTGCCTGCACCAGTCAACTCACTGTTGCGGATTCTGCGATCCACTATCGTACGCTCTCGGTTGGCTTACCTACCACCGACGACAAACCCATGGGGGCTGTGATCGCTCCGCCCGTCATCCCATCAGGTTATGTTCCCTACCGCGGTTTGTGCGCGGATGTGTGGACTGTCACTGAGCGCCTCGCCGTTGTCCACAATGACCAGGAGGTACTTCCTCCCAAATATCTCGGCTTCGCCGCCGAATTTGCTCGTCTGCTCATCCCCAAAGCGCATAGCATTGCGCCGATCCGAGTACACGACGTCATTGTTGCTCAGTCACGGCCTTCCCAGCGTCTGAAGAATAAGATCGCTGCGAAGAAATTGAGCCACTTCCTGTCGAAACCTGCTATTACAATTTCATCTTTTCAGAAAGGTGAGGTCTATTCCGCGTTGAAAGATCCACGGAACATCTCGACCCTGCCAGCGGAGCACTGTTTGATTTATTCACAGTACACCCGGCCCTTCTCTGATCATCTCAAGACCACACCTTGGTATGCTTTTGGCATGCATCCACGGAAAGTTGGCGCCCGCATAGTCTTCATAGCGCGGACTTCGGACGAGGTGATTGAAACTGATTTCTCACGGTTCGACGGGACCCATTCACAAGGGTTGTACCACTTGGAGCTGGCGCTGCTACTGCGCGCCTTTCCAGTGGAAGAACATGCTACCATCCGTACCATACATCAACAAATGGTCAGTGCCAAAGCTTGGACGAAGCATGGCTGCGACTACGATATGGGCGGGTCCCGCGCTTCTGGGAGCGCGGACACGTCGTTGTTCAATTCAATCGACAACGCGTTTGTGGCATACTCCGCTTTCCGCAATGATGGCAAGAAACCAGAGGAGGCATACGCCGCCCTCGGCTTGTATGGCGGTGATGATGGCATCACCCCAGACCTCGACTGCTCGGTCTACGAGAAGACCGCAGCCGACCTCCAGCTTCGCCTGAAAGCCACTGTACATCCAGCGCATGCGCGCACCAGTATGTTGGGCCGGATTTATCCTGCCCCTGCTGACGGCCCACAGAACATGGCCGATTTGCCTCGACAGTTGGCAAAGTTGCACGTGTGCGCCTCCCGTGACCCCCAGGTGTGGAAAACCATCGTCGCTGATCGCGCTCGAGGTATTCTCGCATGGGATCCTGACACTCCTGTCCTCAGTCATTGGGCGCGCCTAGCGTTGCGCACCCATGATTCTAAATCGCCGATTCGAGATCGCGAGGCGGAGTTCAAGGTCAACCAGATGGCCGCGTGCCTGGCTGATGGTCACATCATCGACACTCCCTGTGAACGAGTGATGTATGCCGAGGCGGCCACAAGCCTTGGACTCCCCGAGTTCCAGATTCGGGAGTATTGCGCGATGCTCGATGCAGCCACTACATTCGTTTACCCACCATTGCACATCCCACCCCCGCCCGTTCTTACCACCGGGGTGGCCATGGGCAACCAGTACGTTCAACCCGGCCCCACCTTGGGCCAGGCTGCAATGCTGGCCGCCGCCACTGACTCCAAGCGTGCCCCCTTAGGTTGGCGTTGCACGCATTCTGATGACATCGTGTTCCCCATTGTCATCGAGCCAACTGGCCGGCCACAGCCTCGCGAGACGAAAACCCTCGCCGCTGCTCAACCGTCGATTGTCACCACGAAACGTGTGACTGTTGAGGCTATCATAGCTGGCGCCGTCAAACCTGCCGGCCTCGTTAGTTGGGCGTTTTCTGCGCTCAAGCCATGCGTTGATTGTTCTGGACCACTGACAATCACCCCCGCCCAGTTGTTGCGCATTTCGCATATGCCAAAAGCAGTCCCGCCCAAACGTTGCAAGAAGTGCAAGGGCGAGCAACAGAAGCGAATTGCTGCGCACGCAGCGGCAAGCCCGGGGCTTTAAATTGCCGGTTCGACTCCGGCACCCGATAGTTAACATTGTCTATCACCCCTGCTTTCCAAGCGCACCAATGCCTTTAGGCCGCACTCGCCATGGACAGCACCCCATACGACTTAAAGGTGAGCGTAAGACCGTCCCGGCTGCCCCTCGCCCTCGTCGCGCCCGTTTGGCTGCCGCTGCCGCGGCCGCCGCGGGCGCTCCCCCCCCCGTTCGTTCCCTTC